AACCGCAGGGCTCCTTTCTTCCCGCGACCGCAGGTTCAAGTGATTCAAGATAATCAAGAATAGGCGCATTTATGGGCTGGGGCGGGGCTAGGGTAGGCGCAGGCGCACCGAAGAAGTCCGATTCGGCGCGGTGGTTGGGCGGGAATGCTGGGAAACGAGGCAAGAAACCGGCTAAAGCCACCTATCAGCAGCCGTTGCAGCCTGTAGAACCGCCTAAACTCAATGAACGCGAGCAGTTAGTGTGGGATGAACTGGCTCCGCTGGCGCGAGAAGCTCGGACGCTGGTGCCGGCCACGGTGGGCGACCTTAAGACGCTCTGCGTCCTAGAGGTGGAAATGGCCGATGTCCTGGCTGAGCGGCGGAAAGAGGGTTGGAGTTCTGAAGGGCTGGCGCTGGCGAAGGAATACCGCGGCCTGGTCCAGCGGGTTGAGGCGAAGCGCAGGGCGTTCCGGTTGGCCCCGATGGGGAAGGATATGACACCTCCGGAGCAGCCGAAGGACGAATGGAGCGAGTTTGACAGTCCTGTCCAGTGACGAGGTGGACGCATATGCGTCTGCAGTGGTTGCCGGGGAGGTGCCGGCCGGGAAGTTCCACCGACTGGCCTGTGAGCGGCACCAGAGAGATAGGCGACGTGAAGGCACCGCGGCCTTCCCATATCGGTTTGATGCGGTCAGGGCTGGGCTGTTCTTCAAGTTTGCCGAGAAACTGAGCCACTACAAGGGGAAGTGGGCCGGCGAGCCCATTCTGCTGCAGCCCTACCAGAAGTTCCGGCTCGGCTCGATTTTTGGCTGGGTCCACATCACGACCGAGAAACGCCGGTTTCGGAACGCCTACAACGAACTTCCTCGGAAAAACGGGAAATCCCTTGAAGCTGCGGTAGTTGGCCTCTATACGACATTCTTTAACGGGGAGCCGGGCGCTGAAGGCTACTGTGCCGCCACGAAGCGTGACCAGGCCGCGATTGTCTTCGGGGACTGCAAAAAGCTGGTTCAGGCTTCCGGCCTCAAGTCGCGCATCGTGGTCCAGGTCGGTAACCTCCACCGGGAGGATACGGCTTCGAAGCTCGAGCCGCTAGGCGCGGACCACGACTCCACGGACGGCCTGAATCCGAACTTCATCTGCCTAGACGAACTCCACGGCTTCAAGACCCGCGGCATGATCGACGTGCTCGAGACGGCCACCGGAGCCAGACAGCAGCCGCTCATCTTCAAGATTACGACTGCTGGGGATGATCCTGTCAGCCCGGGCGGGGATGAGCACGATTACGCCTGCAAGGTGCTTGAGGGAGTGCTGGTTGACGAAACCTACTTCGCGTTCATCGCCCATGCCGACGTGGAGGATGACTGGACGCTTCCGGAGACAGCGCGAAAAGCGAATCCGAACTACGACATCTCGGTCAACCCGGAGGATCTGGCAGCGAAAGTCGCCAAGGCACAGGGGATGCCGGCTGCGGCTGCGGCCTACCAGCAGAAACACCTGAACCGCTGGGTGAATGCCTCCGCTCCGTGGCTGTCGATGGATGGCTGGCGAAAAGGGCAGAGCACCTGGGATCCTGCGGAACTTGAGCATGAGCCGTGCTTTGTCGGGGTGGACCTATCCTCAAAGCTGGACCTGACAGCGCTAGTGGCGGTCTTTCCGCCCACGCCAGGACGGGAGAAGTGGCGGCTGCTGCCCTACATCTGGACGCCAGAAGAGACGATGATCGAGCGGGGCCGCAGGGATCGCGCACCATATGACATCTGGATTCGGCAGGAACATCTCTTGACAACACCAGGCACCAGGATTGACCACATGGTCATCCGTGAGAAGCTGAAATGGCTGCGAACGCGCTATGATGTGCAAACCATTGGGTTTGACCCATGGCACGCGGACCAGTTAATCGGCCAGCTTGTCTCGGAGGATGGCTTCAGTCCGGAACAGGTGCTTGAGGTGCGGCAGACCTACGCGGCCATGAGCAGCGCGTGTTCTCGGCTGGAAGCGGAAATCCTGGATGGGGCGGTCGATGCTGGCGGCAATCCGGTGATGGCGTGGTGCGCGTCGAACGCCATCGTGCAGCGGGACGGGAAGGACAACATCTACCCAGTGAAGAAGAAAAGCCGCGGCAGGATTGACCCGATCATGGCGACGATTATCGGCATGGCGATGTGGCTCAAACGGCCGGAGACAGAGACGCCGCAGTATCAGATTCTGGCCTTCGGAGGCTGACGATGACATCAGCCGAATGGTGGCGTAAAGATAAAGATATCGAACTGAAATTGCAGATTGTAGTGATGCACGACGATGAGGGCTTGACGCATCAGCAGATCGGAGATGTGCTCAAGTTGAGAAAGTCGAGTGTGCAGCAGAAATATTGGGTAGGGCGACACTATCTAGCAGTTCATCATGAACGGCCGAATTCCATTGGCGCATGTTTATCAGTTCGCGCCATTAACGTCTTGAAGAATATGGGGTTACTGTTTACTGCAGAACGTTCGGACGTACGTGCTATTCTCCATCGTCTACAGGCTGGTGTGGCATGTGGGTCAGGGCGTAGCATCAAAAACTTAGGCGTTACAACACTCAGAGAAATTGAGGTATGGCTTAATTCTGAGTCGGAATCGAATCCACAAAGTATCGAGGCCGATCATGGATGAAGTTGTAACGCACAGAAAGCGTGGACGCCCACGATCTGCCGAACCTCTGTCCAGTCTTTCTACCAGAATCCCTCCCCATCAGCACGAACGCCTCGCCTCTATTGCCAGGAAGAACGGCCAATCCGTCTCGGAGTGCATCCGGAACGTCGTCTTCTTGTTCCTCCACGACGATCACAGCGGCGGCTATTTTCCGTCTTAATTAAATCGGCTTCGCTCGGAACGTCTGTAAACTCTCCGCGCAGACGTGTCCGAGACTATTCAACGCGCCTATTCGCTGCTGACCGTGCGTTCAGTGAACGCAGAACAGCGGCTCATTTCTGGCCTTGCAAGCACACCTGAAGTAGACCGCATGGGCGATGTCGTCGTGCCGGAAGGCGCACGCTTCGCCGCGGAACTTCCGCTGCTCCTATATCACGATACGCGGCTTCCTGTGGGCCGTGTCCGTCTTGCGAAAACCTCAGACGGCATCGGCTTCGAAGCCAGCTTCCCAGAGATTCCCGAACCAGGCACGCTCCGAGATCGCGTGGCGGAAGCGTGGCAGTCAGTCAAGGCCGGCCTGATTAAAGGCGTCTCCATCGGCTTCCGCACCTTGGAAGACGGCGTCGAGATGATGAAAGGTGGCGGGCTGAAGTTTACCAATTTCGAGATTGTCGAACTCTCGCTGGTGAGTGTCCCTGCGAATGCGAGTGCGACAATTTCCACGATTCGTTCTCTCGATACCGCCCATCTAGCCGCGACTGGCAATGGTGACGGCTCCATCAAAAAGCCTGGCGTCTCAGGCGTGTCTCTTTCTGCGCCACGAGGCGCTCGAGCCATGACCATTACTGAACAGATTGCGGCCTTTGAGGCCAAGCGTGCAGCCTCGTCTGCCCGCATGAACGAGATCCAGACCAAGGCCGTCGATGAGGGCCGCGGGAAAGACGAGACGGAGCGGGAAGAGTTCGACACCTTGAAGAAGGAAGTCGCCAGCATCGATTCCGAGTTGGTGGACCTCCGCGACCTCGAGCAGGCCAACCGTCGAGCGGCGAAGCCAGTCGTGGCGGATACGCCAGCGGCTGCGGCGGCATCGCGCAGCGAGGCGGCTCCGGTCATCACCGTCAAAGAGAACCGTCCTGTGGGAATCGGGTTCGCTCGAGCGGCCATGTGCATGATGCGTGCGCGGCTCGACAACCGCTATGCCCCGGAAGTGGCGAAGGAATACTGGCCCTCTGACCAGGAACTCCATGCCTATCTGAGCGTGCAGAAGGGTGCGGTGCCGGCCGGCACGACCACGCAGACCGTCTGGGCCTCGCCGCTGGTCTACGCCACGAACCTGGCCTCGGAGTTTGTCGAGTTCCTGCGGCCGCAGACCATCGTGGGCCGGATTCCCGGTCTTAGACGTGTCCCGTTCAACGTCCGGTTCAACGGACAGACTTCAGGTGGCACGGGCTACTGGGTCGGGGAAGGCGCCCCGAAGCCGCTGACCTCGTTCGCGTTCGAAGCGAACACGCTCACCTATACCAAGGTGGCGGCGATCTCGGTCATCACGCAGGAACTGGCGCGGTTCTCGACACCATCCGCCGAAATGCTGGTCAGAGATGCGCTGGCCTCGGCGTTGATCGAGCGGATCGATATCGACTTCATCGATCCGGCCCATGCGGCGACGGCCTCCAGCCCTGCCAGCCTGACGAACGGGCTGACCGCGCAGACCTCCTCGGGCACATCGGCGGATAACGCACGGACGGACATTGGGAAGCTCCTGAAGATCTTCCTCGATGCGAACCTGAATCCTGCGAGCTTGGTGCTGGTGATGCCCAACTCCCTAGCGATGGCGCTCAGCCTGATGGTAAACAGCCCAGGACAGCAGGAGTTCCCTGGTTTGACCATGAACGGCGGCACCCTCGCCGGCATTCCTGTCGTGACCTCGCAGTATGCGGCGAACGCCTCCGGTGGCGGGAACCTCGTCATTGCGATCAACGCCTCGGAGATCTTCCTGGCGGATGACGGCGGCGTGACCATCGATGCGAGCACGGAAGCCTCGCTGTCGATGCTCGACAATCCGACCACGAACTCGGCCACCGCAACGGCCGTCTCCGTGGTCAGCATGTATCAGACCAACAGCATCGCGCTCAGGGCGGAACGCTTCATCAACTGGAAGAAGCGTCGTGCCGCGGCGGTCGAATACATGGACGACGTGAACTGGGGCAGCATCGGATCGCCCGCGTAAGTCGGTAGCTACCCACGGCAGGCCATCCACATAGGGTGGTCTGCCGTCTCTCTCGGAGTCCCATGCCGATAGCCCTGATTGCGCTGAAGCCCTTCGATCATCGGGGCACCCACTATCGCACCGGGGAACGCTTCGAATCGGAACCCGTCACTGCCGCGATTCTCACTAGGAAACGAGACGCCCGATTCGCCACGGAGGCCGATGTCCCGAAGCCGAAGCGGGCCTATCGCCGTCGTGACTTGGTGGCGGAATCGTCTGAGTCGGAGTAATGGAGATTCTCGGCCTTAGTATTACCAGAACGAAAACCCTCCCACCCACGCTGTCGAATGTCGATAACCGCGGTGGCTGGTGGCCGATCATCAGAGAAGCGCTCGCCGGGAACTGGCAGAGCAATGTTGTTGTCGAGATCTCCAACGTTCTCACCTATGCGCCGGTCTACGCCTGTATCCGACTGATTTCTTCAGACATCGGGAAGCTCCCGCTGCGCTTGATGCAGCAGGATGACAATACAGGCATCTGGACCGAGACGGAGAGCGCGGCCTTTTCGCCAGTCCTCCGGAAGCCGAACCGTTACCAGACGCGGATCAAGTTCTTCCAGTTCTGGCTGACTTCCAAACTGATTCACGGGAATACGTACGTCCTGAAGGAACGAGACAACCGCGGCGTGGTGCGGGCGCTCTACATCCTCGATCCGACTCGGGTCCGACCGTTGGTGGCGCCTGACGGATCCGTCTACTACGAATTGCAGGCCGACAACATTTCGCAGTTGCAGACGGCGGTGACGGTGCCAGCAGACGAAATCATCCACGATGTCCATGTGCAGCTGTATCACCCATTGGTGGGGATTTCTCCCATCAGTGCCTGTGGCGTGGCGGCAGTTGAAGCGCTCAGGATTCAGGACCAATCTGCAATCTTCTTCGGCAACGGGAGTAAGCCGGGTGGTGTCCTGACCGCTCCTGGTCATATCCAGCAGGAGACGGCCGACCGCATCAAGGCCTTCTGGGACTCCAATTTTACTGGCGCGAATGCCGGGAAGGTGGCGGTCTTGGGTGATGGCTTGAAATACGAGCAGATGGCCGTGAATGCCCATGATGCCCAGTTGATCGAGCAGTTGCAGTGGACGGCCTCAGATGTGTGTGTCGCCTTCGGCGTCCCACCCTACAAGATCAACGTCGGGCCACCGCCGAACTACAACAACATCCAGGCGCTCGATATCCAGTATTACAGCCAGTGCTTGCAGGAACTCATCGAGAACATCGAGGAGTGTTTAGACCTCGGCCTCGGGCTGGCGCCTGACAAGGTGGCTGGTGTGCGTCTAGGTGTGGAGTTCTGCCGGGACGAACTCCTCCAAATGGATACTGCGGGTCGGATGGATGCTGCGCAGAAGTCGATCTCTAGCGGTTTGTCCCCGAATGAAGTCCGCAGTCGGTATCACGATGTCGGTCCTGTGCCTGGGGGGGATATTCCCTTCATGCAGGAGCAGAACTGGCCGATTGAGCAGTTGGCGATGCGGGAGATTCCCGCGAAAGCGCCCACACCGCCGACAACAGAACCGCAGATGCCAGATTCGCAGATGCCGGCACCATCTGAGACGCCTCAGCCGGATACTACAAGGGCGTTGGCCCCAGCCTTCGGAAAGATTGAGGCAGGGTATTTAGCCCAAGCCACTCGTCTGGCCTTGGCACGGCTTCCGGCATGACCGTTACTGAACTCGATGAATTGGCGGCAGTGATAGCTTCGACCATCAAGGATGCGACAGACCCGCTACTGGCACGGATTGCGGAACTTGAGCAGCGGATAGCGGCGGTAACAGCGGAACGGGGAGAACAGGGGCCAGCCGGCAAGGATGCGGAGCCAGTCAACCTCGCAGAAGTCGCAAGGATGGCTGCTGCGTTGATGCAGGTGCCCAAGGATGGCAAGGACGGCATCGACGGCAAGGATGCCACCATCGACCTGCAGGCCATTGCCACAGCCGCTGCAGCCCTTGTGCCGGTGCCGCGGGATGGCCGGGACGGGATGACCGGCCAGCCTGGGCCTCCCGGCAGGGACGGAATCAAGGGAGCGGACGGCCTGAACGGGAAAGACGGGAAGGATGCGATGCCCTTTACCGCATTCGACGCCAGCTACGAGGCGGAGACGGCCGAACTCGTCCACCGCTATACCTGCGGGGAAGAGGTCAAGGAATACCGCTGGAAGACCTCCGTGCCGCGCTACCGTGGCATCTACGAGCACGGCAAGACCTACGAGGCCGGAGAGGCCGTGACCTACAGTAGCTCGCTCTGGATTGCCGGCCAGACGACGCAGGCGAAGCCTGGTGGGTCCGATGCCGAGTCTCGCGCATGGCGGCTGGCGGTGAAGAAGGGGACAGACGGGAAAGGCGAGAAGGGCGAACCGGGACCGCAGGGGCCGATGGGGCCGAAGGGCGACAAAGGCGAGAACCGCTACTAATGGCCTGGTCCCCTTTACAGGAGTTCGTGACGCTGGAACAGGCGAAGCAGCATCTGAAGCTGTCCCTTGATGTGGACACGGAAGATGAGGATCTGCAGATCAAGTTGTTCGTGGCGCATGAAGTGGTGATGGATTACCTGACGCAGCGCGTGTCAGAAGCGTCTGACTGGGCCGCAACGGTGCAGGCGTGGACGGCCGATACCGTGCCGAAGCGGGTCATTGCGGCGATTCTGATTCAGTTCGGGGAACTCTATCGCCAGCGTGGGGACGATCAAGACCGGCGCTATACGGAGGAACTGGGCACGCTATGTCCGGATGTGGTGAAGCTGCTCTATCGACTCCGCGATCCGGCCGTGTCCTAGGCGGGCCACTGCCTCGGATAGCCGAAGGCGGCACGGTCGTCTGTCTGGCGAGTGGGCCATCGCTGGTGGCTGAGGATGTGGACTATGTGCGAGGGAAGGCGACAGTCATCGCGGTCAACGATGCCATCCGGTTGGCACCGTGGGCCGATGTCGTCTATTCATCCGATCAGATTTGGTGGGGGAATCACTACAAGGCCATGCGCGGATTCGTTGGGCTGAAGGTGCGGGTCAATCCTTCGCAGCATCGCGTTTCACAGAAGCCGGCTCCGAAGGGCGTCTGTCCCGGTTGTTACCGGCGTCTGCCGCTGAACAAGGAGTGCTGGTGCGATGGCATCACCACCATGCGGAATGCCGGGGAACGTGGCCTCTCTCTGGACCCTAGTGCCATTGTCACAGGCCATAACTCTGGGACATCCGCCATCAACGTGGCGGTTCATCTTGGTGCGAACAGAATCGTGCTGCTCGGCTACGACATGGGACCAGACGACCGAGGGCGCCGGCACTTCTACGACACCGGAGCTACCTGCATCAGTTCCCCGTTCTACAAGTTCCGGCAGTTGACGGAGACGATGGCCGAACCGCTGAAGGCCGCAGGGATTGCGGTGCTGAACTGCTCGAGGCGCACAGCCTTGGACTGCTTCCCGCTGGCGAACTTGCGCGAGGTGCTTGCGTGATTGCATGCTGCCTCCAAACCTGCGACCGATATGACCTGACCTTGCGGACGCTGGAGACGTTTGCGGCGCATAACGACCTGAGCAAGTTCCGGCTGCTCCATGCGGATGATGCCTCCACGGATCAGGAGCAGATGCTGGACCTCGTGAAGTATTACGGCTTCCGCACGGTCTTTCTGTCGCGGGAACGGGTCGGGATGCGGATGGTGCGGTGGGGACTCATCTCGGCTGCGGTTCGAAGAGGCGCAGACTGGATCTTCCTGCTCGAGAACGACATCGAAACACTGCGTCCGTTTCCGTGGGAACTGTTCGAGCACGTCCAGAAGCATCCAGAGGTGAGTTGCCTGCGGCTGTATGGCCGCTTCAAGGATGCCGCGAGAACGGATCCCTGTCTGACGACGCACAAGCGCCGGAACCATGAGCCGGTGCGGTGGCGCCCGTTTCGTGATGCACCGGAAGCCGCGCAGATTGGGCAGATCCACTGGTCCGCGCAACCCTGCGTCACGAATGCCCAGATGCTGCTGCGGCATCACCAGACCAGTGAAGAACCGGATGGCTGGACGGTGCGGGTGAAGAAGAACGTCGTCTCCCATATCGGGGCGGAACGGACGCCGGGACGGATCATGTGATTGATTCCGTCGTCACGTTCAAGTGGGAACCGTTCGTGGGCTACCGGAGTAGGTTTGAGTCGGAGCACGTTAATACGCTGTTCCGGATGATTGACCGGCACTATCCGTCACCGTATCGACGGATCTGCGTCACGGATAATCCCATTGGCATCGACACGAACCGGATCGAAGTCGTGCCGCTCTGGCCTGACTTTGCGAATGTGCCGAATCCGAACGGCCGCACGAATCCAAGCTGTTATCGCCGGCTGAAATTGTTCGCGCCAGATGCGAGAGAGACCTTCGGGGAACGGCTGGTGTCTATCGACCTCGACACGGTCATCGTGGGGGATTTGACCGCACTGTTTTCTCGCACGGAAGACTTCGTGATCTGGGGGCAGTCCGACTTCCCGAAGACGCAGTGGTATAACGGCTCGCTCTGGATGCTGAAGACCG